CGGCAAGCGGAGGTTGCTTTTGAATATCCTCAATCTCTTGTTGCAGAACCGCTATTTCATCTTCGGTGTTAGACGACAGCGATGGCGTCAGTTCAAGGTCAGCCAGCGTAGTAGACGTAGTGCCGCCACCGGTCAGTTGGTACTGATTGTTAAGGAAACGGAACCATTCACGCGAAATAAGGCCCGTGGTCTCATCTATGAGAGGGACACGCGGCGCAGGGATTTGCGTGATGTTTTGCGTCATGATGCCGTTGGACTAATCTGTAGTTCGGCGCCCATGATGGCGACCTTGACCGGATCGGTGCCGCTAACCTCGTACACACGGTCACGCAGTTTTAGCGTCATGCCAAGACGGCGGAATATGGCGCGAGTGCCGTATTGCCCGACGCGACCCATAGAAGTCTGCCGTTCTCCGTTCCACGTATGACCACCGTCATCCGACCAACGCAGCATCAACTGCGGGTCAGCGCCAGTCGTTGCGTTAACGTCCAGAATAATGTCTTGACCGGCTTCCGTTTGCAGGATTTGCAGCAACTCAGTACCAAGGTACTGCGTGTCGGTAAAGGCATATCCAGACAAGCCAACGCCCGTCTCGCAGTCAATCTGGAGCGAATGGTGCGCGGTACGCTTCAGGTCATTAGCGCCAGTCGGCAACGCGCGCCAGCGGCGCAGCCACTTCTGTGTTTGCCCGTCATCGGCGTATACGTCTAAGTCAAACTCGTACAACTTACCGTTCTGGTAATCACCCACAATCGGCACGCCGTTAAAGCGAGCGTGGTTGTTTGCGCGATGACGCTTGAAGTCACCGTTACGGAACCCTGCGCGTTCGTGCCATGCGCCCGTAGCGGCATCAAACACCCAAGTCGTATCGGCATCCGTAAAGTTCAGCACATAAAACGTATGGCCGTCTTGCTGGTAGGTGTAGCCCACAGCATCAGCCAAGTTGCTATAGCCTTGAATGGCAAACTCAACGGCATGGGTAGATACACGCACGCCTTGGTAGCCATTGGCCCGATAGACGATGCCCTGACCGCGAGCGTCTGCGCCTAGCCAAAAGACAGAGTTATCCATCTTGGCTACCGAGTAGGGGGCAATACAACCGATCTCGTTGTAAGCGCCTTGGATGCGGGTGAGGGGGAAGTCAGGGTCGCCCGAGTTGTACCAGACCTCCACCGAGTTTGTGCCGAACAGCCACGCTTCTCGATGGTCAATGATGAGGGAAACTAACCCGTCTGGTGAACCCTCCGCGCTCGCAAAATCCAAGGGGTCAATAGACAAACCATCAAGCAGTTGTGTCACCCACACTCTTTGCGAGTTCGGTTCGTTGAACACAAAGTAACCGTCAAGGTAGCCCACAGTAACCGCGCCGGGAAAATCCGGGTCAGTAATCTGGGCAAATACTTCGGTTACTGAGTTGTAAATATATCCGTCAGGATTGGCGGCAATAAAGATTTGCGTGCCGTTGTCTGTCATTGACACGGGGCCAGTGCCAGAAACTTCGCCAATGTAATTGACGCCAGCATCTTCAAGAAGAATACCGCCGTCATCTTCTAACAAAATTTCAAACCCATCTTCTAGTAACAAAAACCCTTCGGTTTCAAAACTAGAGTCAAGGCGATAAAACTTGTCACCAGAAACGACGTACAGGTAATTGCCTAACGACCACAGCCCTCTAATCGGGCCTTCGCCTAGGTCTGTTTTTAAAGTTAAACCGGGGCAGCGTTGCAGATAAGCGGGTTCTTTGCCGCCTTCTGGCACTACCTCTGGATAAAGGTTTACCATCCGGTTGTCGGCAGCATTGACCGACCGGATGACGTACGACGACCCGAGGATCGGCGTCTTCATTAGAAGTTGCCCGTGAAGATGTTAAAGCGCGGACGATTGACGATGAGCGCCGCTGGCATTGCCATCAAGTCATCCGGGTTGTTGATGCGCTTCAGATCGCGCTTGCTGGTCATTGCAATGCGTTGCACTTGCGGAGACGGCTCAACACCGAACTCGGCTGCAAGTTCACAGGCCAAGCAAAAGCGGAACGCACGCAGGTATCCAGGCGGAAACGCAAGGGTGGTGTCCAACGTGGCCGGTTGAGCCAGCGGACGCACCGACACAAAGTGGAACTCCAGTATCTTGGTCGGTACTGGGTAAATGTAAATCTCCACGTCCGGGTAGGTCATATTGACCCACATCAACTGTGGATAAGTCGAGGTCACTGTTTTAACGGCAATATTGTTGTACTGCTCGTTGTTGATCAGTTTGATGCCATACGACACGTTGGTCGATGGGTCACGGAAGTAGGTAGCGTCGTCCATTAGAATCGGACGCTCGGCCACAAACGTGCCGGTCGGTCCCATCGTAATGTTACGGACGGTAGGCAACCAGTTGTAGACTTGATCTTGAGTCGAGAAGACCGCCAGACGCTCCGTACTCCAAGAGTCAAGCATCTGGTTTAGAGCAGCGAGGGCGTCTTGAGACGTGGCTGCCGAAGGCACTTCACCTTCTGCCAATTGCCCGATCAGACGCAGCGCACCGTTGATCTGGTCAGCAGCGGTGGTTGCCATGTATTACTCCCGGCGTCGTCGTCGCGCCCTTAGTGCGTTATCAGAAATCCCCGATGCCGACAAGTTTGCCGACACCGGGGATTCTGAATCATCCGGGTCAGAGGGGTCAAACTCCTCCCACCCATGCTCCATATCTTCCCGCGCTTCTAGCACCGAGATTGCTACTTTCTCGCCGTGCTTGTGATGACGAAGGTAGATATTCGGCATATTACGAGGCTACAAGCGGAACGCTGTACCAAGTGGTGCTGTTGTACGCCACCAAAATCGTCGAGGTGACGTTGGTAATTGAGTACGCAGCATCCGGCGACAGCGCGTTGATAGCATCACCCGAAGCCGGGTAAATCTTCAGCGCAGCCGCCGCGTTGTTCTTGATAATGCAAACCAATCCGGCAGAAGCCGCCGGAAGAACAACACCCTTCGTGCCATCAGCAGCCGAAACGAGCGTAAAGCCCGAGGTAACCGCCGCAGCATCGCCTTGTGCCGATCCCGTCGCCGCTACCGTAGCCGACTTAATAAACAAATCGCCGCTTGCCGTGACCGAAGCCGACGACACGCTGCCAGCCGTAAGAGCGCCAGTAACGTTTACGCTCTGAAACTCTGGGTCAGCAAAGGCAACACCAATCGCCTGTGTATTAGGCATATCAATACCCCTTCAGGTTAGCCCCCGGTAGGTTTTCCTACCGAGGGCGTTGCCATTACGAAATGCGGTAGCAGGTCCAAGCGCCGTCGCCGGTCTTGCGAACGCGGAAGTGGCCCGAGGAGGCCGCCGCCACTGCACCCGCACCGACGAGCGTCCAGCCCGTGCCAGTCGCCACCGTCACCGAATCAGAACCCGAGGCGTCAATGTTGATGACGAAGAAGTCAAACGCCGCGTCTACCTTAGAGGCAGACGAAACGTAGGCTTCAACGTCAGCAACCGTCGGCAGCGTCAAGTTGCCAGCCGTGCCGTTGAACGTGAAAAGACCGTTCGACAGTTGAGCAGGCGTCATCGTTGCGGCGGCAGTGATTGCCGTCGGAGCGCCCTGCACGAACAGCAGGGCCTCACCGACGTTACCGTCATTAAACTGATAACCACCAGAACCATTAGGAAGTGCCATTTTAAATTACTCCGTGAATAAGTTTAAGGGTTAGCCCCAGAGACGCACGCCCATCTGCGGGCGAATCACCGAGTAGCCATACAGCACGTCGATACGGCACGGCATACGGTCGTTGTTGATGTCGTACTGACGGACAACGCGCATGGACACACCGTTGTGGACCTGACGCGAAGCCATGTCAACGCCCTGCGGGAGCAGGAGGTCAGCCGTGGCAAACGCAATCGCGTCCTTGTGGTACACGAGGTTCTGCGGATACTGGGTTGAAGCACCACCCAAGAAGGTGATAGCAGCGCCAGACTGCGGGAACGAGTCAACGGTTGCAAGAGCGTTCGACGAGGTGTAGATCGCCGGGCTGATCTCAACCGAGGCATACGCACCGCCGGTCGCCGCAACGTCCTTCGTGCAGACGAACTGCTGGAGCGAGCCAGTCGATTCGCGGGTCTGCGGGTTCACCGCGTAGACGTTCGCAATCGTGAACACGTCGCCCTTCTTGATGGTCTGCGTGCCGGTGCCAGTGATGGCAATAGCCGCAGTACCCTGGGCCGTCACAGTGGTCGTGACCGTGTGAGCGCCCGAACGGCTGCCAGTCGTGAACTGCTTGATCGACTGCGACATGTTGAGTTCTTCAAACCCAAGGATGCCTTCGCCAAACATGCCGTTCTTGAACTGCGACGAGATCGTGCTGACCGGGTTAAACAACCCCTTCATGCCCTCAATAAGCGCGGCGTTCGCAGCCGGGTTCACGGTGACATAACGCGGCGACATCACGGCAGCCGACTCGTTCAACTTCTGCTGGGCAGCGAGAAGAACAGCGGTGCTGCTCGGGGTCGTGCCGGGCGTGCCAACCGCCTGATACATGTTCAGAAACGAGTTAGCAACGTCGGCGTCGATGCTGGCGGCCAACTGGCTGATACGCGGCTTCAGCACGCGCTCGGCAAAGTCGTCCAACTGCATGGTCATTTCGGCAGTCGTAAAGTTCACGCCGATGTGCT